GTAATTATTACAGTTGGTAATAAGGGATTGCCCCGAGTACGTATATCAGGGAATCTCCTAATAGATGTTTTGGGAGTCACATGAAAGCGGGCGGGACTCCAGCGCAAAAGAGGTGAGGGGGAGGTTCTTCAGGGAAAGACAAGCAAATGGGAGGTCCTTTCCAGTCTAACCAATATCCAGCAAACCGTAATAATTACAGATTGATGGAAGGGATAGGAGAGGGGCAGCATGGGAATTGATTTGAACTGCCCCTTTGAGATAGACAGGAAGTAAGGACTACTGAGGAAACGCACATACTAAAGAAGTGATCTGGGGATCGAGTGATCTACTGCCTAGAGGAGTTCATTCGAAAGTTCCCCTCCCTCGTGACCTTGAGGCGACAAGCGCCCTCTCACTCTCTCCTCCGGGGTCAGTTATCCCGCGTCGCGGTTAACTCCCGCCGTGTATCCATCTCAATCTTGTCAAGAACATAAGGAACGCTGCCCTGTTCGGTGTATATGACCACCCAAGGATGCCAAATAGGCGCTTCGGGAGTCTCAGCGATCTCGGCAAAGGTACTGGTGGAGGTGGCGCAGCCGCAAAATACGCAAACATGCGTCTCGCGTGGAGTGTTCCGGCTGCAAGAAGGGCAGAGAGTGGTCTGTAATCCAGTGTTCATATCGCCTCCTGATCCAAGAGTAAGGCGAAATTCAGAGAATTGCAAGAAAAATCGACCAGAATCCGTACGAAATAGGCCAAAATACCCTAAACCACTGTAATTATTACGGTTTTCAACCGTAAAATACCCAGAAAATAATAATTCTTGACAGAAGTTGAATTTGACAATATAATAAGAAGGGGGGTTGGGAGAGAGTTCCAAGAGAGAGGGAAGGGGGGATTCACACGATACCTCCCTCTCCGGTCCTTCATATCCGCTAACGCGGCTATTCCAGGACCTTCGCAATCCCCCAGAGCCCTGTACTGGACGAGCGGAGCGAGGACTGCACGCGAAGCGGGCTGTCCGAGCGGGTACCAGTACTGTAATAATTACGGTAGGTACCCTGGATGCCATATAAAGGCCCTATTCGAGATGATGTTCCACAGCTTGAGATGAACAATTGTGCACGTTGCGGCAAGGACTTCCATGCTTACATCTGCAATAACGCGAAAGCCAAGATCTGCCATGCGTGCCGCCAGACTCCAGAGCGCAGGAAACTGTACCAAACGCGCAGAACTAGGGAGCAGTTGCTAGGGAAACCCCTCACCGTGCGCAACTACCAAGTGCTGGACTGCTTGGTGGAGGGCTTGCTCAACAAGGAAATAGCTTTCAAGCTAAAACTGGACACTGGAACCATTAAAGCCTATGTGAGTGAGGTGCTGGGCAAAACAGGTCATGCCAATCGCACCTCAGCGGCTATCTGGTGGGACAGAAACCGTGATAAGGTGAATAAAACGCCAATGCAATAGGCGGGAGAGGCCACCTCAAGCAACGGGTTCCTGCCACCTCTCCCGTCCTCACTCCCCAATCTTCCTCTTGCCGTTGCGATTCACAGATTTGACGGCTGCATAATGGTGCTTGGGGTGTGAAGGGACACGGCATTCAAGCTCGGCGAAGTTGGCGATATTGTACAGGTGCTCTTTATTGCCTGTGTGATTGTAGGCTTCCATCTCTTTCTTGAGTGATCCCCAGTAATCATCATTGAAATTGGGGAATCCATGGCGGGCGTGACCAAAATTGATGCGGTTGGCCATCTCTTGCACAAACTCTCGGAACTTTCTATGCGGGGCTCCGAGCTTATCTGACCAGTAAATGGTGATTTCCATACTTAATCGTATAATAGGTGCATGAAATCACTAGCCGACATCTCCGGTAACAATGCTACGCACCAGCTAACCACTGATGCGCAGATCATGGCCACTGCGGTGTATATCTGCGCTGTTGGGGGTCCTGCTCGACTGGGCGGGTCCACTACAGACTCATCGCACGGGGCCAGTCTCGAAACGGGCAAGATGACAATCCTGCCGCCCAAGTTCCCTGCCCTGCCTGGATATCGTCTGGGCGGGCTCTATGCGTACGTCCCGAATGGAACTACGCTTACCATCTCGTACGACAACGACTAAGGGGAAGGCCCGCACCTCCCCCCCAATCGCAGCCCGCAAGAGAGTAACGGGACTGCGGGTACTAGTACCGTTGACACTAGAATAGCAGAGTGTAATAATTACAGATTATGGCAACTGATTATGGCGACTAAGAGATCCAAGAAGGCTGTTCCCGTCAAGGCCCTCCGCACTCAGGGGAAAACCAGGGGCTCGAATGTAGTTAATTCGGTCCAGACGCTACGTCAAGTGGACAGACGGTATAAAGTGGTCGAGTTGAGGCGTCAAGGCTACTCGTACGAGGAGATTGCCCGCACTTTAGGGTGCACCACGGTCACGGCCAGTGAGGACGCCAAGCAGGTGATGGGTATGGCCATCAAGGAGTTCTCCGAAACTACCGAAGAGATGCGCCAAATGGAGATCGAACGGTATGATGCTCTCCTACGCTTCTACCAACCGCTGGCAGAGGCTGGCAATCTTGCTGCGGCTGGTCTTAGCCTGCAAATATCTGATCGCCGCCGTAAGTTGCTGGCTCTTGACAAGCCGGAAGAAAAGAATCAACAGGAGACGGCAATCCGCATCTATGTAGGCGTTGACGTGGATGCGGTATAGACATGCCCAGGAAGAAGGTAGTCCCCGCAACTGCCCAACCTGAGCTAGTCGCCGCTTCTGGTTACAAGATCAAATACACCCCCTATGGCGCGTCGAAAGAGGTGTTTCTCGATAAGTCTGATGAGATACTTGTTGCGGGTCCAAAGGGTACTGGCAAGTCTCTGGGACTTTTACATAAACTTCACCTTGTCCTGAGCAAATATCCAGGCGCAAGGGGCTTCATGTCCCGCAAAACCCGCACCTCGATGACCAATTCCTGCCTTGCTATGTACCAGGAGTTCATCCTCAAGCCCCAGGACAAGGTACACTTCCTCAAACAGGACCAAGTTTTCAACTATCCCAACAAGTCCATGTGCGCGGTCATCGGTTTGGATGACGTAGATCGCCTAAACTCGTCCGAATGGGACATCGGATACATGCAGGAGGCCACTGAGGCCACTGAGAATGACTGGGAAATCTGCACTGCCTGTATCCGCCATGGAGTCGTGCCCTATCAGCAAATGATGGGCGATTGCAACCCAGACAAGCCCACTCATTGGCTAAAAGTGCGCTGTGACAAGGGTTTGACCAAGATGTACCTGTCTTTTCACGAGGACAACCCCAAATTCTTCGATCAAAGTAGCCAAAGCTGGACTCCGGAGGGCGTCCGCTACATGGCGAAGCTCAAACGGCTCTCCGGTGTGCGATTCAAGCGCTTATATAAAGGAGAGTGGGCCGCTGCGGAGGGTATCGTCTATGACACTTGGGACACTCACACTCATCTCATTTCTCGTGCTGAACTACCTGATGGCTGGGAAGAATGGACTCATTACTGGTCCTTGGACTTTGGTTTTACTCATCCTTTCGTTTGGCAGGATTGGATGGAGGACCCGCAAGGCCGTCTCTACCTCAACCGTGAACTATACCGCACTCAGATGCTGGTTGAGGACGCAGCAAGGGAGATAATGAGCATCACTGAGGGCCAACCTCCCCCTCAGGCCATCATTTGTGATCATGACGCAGAGGGCAGGGCCGTATTTCAGAGACACACGGGATATCCGACATTTGCGGCATACAAGAGCATCCAAGAGGGTGTTCAAGGTGTCCAAAAGCGGCTTTTACCTGATTGGGAGGGCCGTCCTGGGATCATGATCCTGCGGGATGCTCTAATCTCGGTGGATGAGGAGCTTAAGGACAGGGGAGCCCCATATAGCACTGAGGGTGAGTTTGACGGCTACGTGTGGGATAAGAGGCAGAATGAGAAGGCAAATAGTAAGAAAGATGAGATCCCGCTTGATAAGGACAATCACGGTATGGACGCTTTGCGCTATATGGTGGCCTTTATCGACAGCCTTGCAGACGATCCGGAAGAGTTTGAAGACGTGATGGTCTACACAGGGGGGATAGATATTTCACCTTTCTGACCGTAATAATTACGGAAATAGGGGATTCACCTTAGTACTGATTGGTGAAAAAAGGCACATAATGGGGTGAAACGCTAGTACTATGCTGGTACCCTGTATGCATGGAATGGGTTCGCATGGTGGCAGCGGCACTCCTTTCTGCTGCTATCGCTGCATATTTATCTTCAGTTAAGTCCTCTCACGATATGGACATCAAGCTGGCTGTCCTGGATAACAAGTTTCTATCCAGTGAGGCCAGTTTGGCTGAGTTCAAACGCACAACCAACGAGGCAATTGCCGAGATTGCGGCTGATATGAAGACCGCCGCTCGGGAATTGATCACAGCCGCTGCTGCTATTCAGACGGCAGGGCAATCACAGAGTGTGGTGAATAGCATAAGCACCAAAACGCTGGACTCCTTATGTGTGAAAGTGGAGTCTCACGCCTCTCTGATTGCCGAATTACGAGGTATGGTTCATGGCTTGAATAACCAAACAAACCACAGATCTTAGTCGCCAAAAGCGTAATAATTACAGTCATGACATTCGGAAAGCAACTGCGCGATAAGCTCGTAGGGGCTTGGGCTGGCGCGTCATTGGGCGCAAATCACATGACTGCGACTGCTGATCTGGCCGAAGAGGCTCTCATGGTGAAGGATGGCGATTCAGGTATGCCGTCCCAAGAGGCGCTCAAGGGCAAGATGGTGGAAGTCCTGGAATCTGCTTTTGGTGAGCTTGAGGCCACCTTCTCCGGTGAGGATCGTGGCTGGCTTGCGAATGGCGCGGACGCTACCTTCAATTTCACCCGTACCACTCTCAGGCGCATCGTGGGGCTCTCCCGTGTCATGTACATGATCAATCCTCTGATCAAGCGTGTCGTGACGGTGCAGGAGCTTTACGTCTGGGGCCGGGGCGTGCAGATCACCGCTGAGAATCCGGTGGTGCAAGAGGTACTTGATGACTTTTTCAATAACAGGAAGAATCAACGCATTATCGGGGATGCCTGGACTGAGCGAGAGCGACAGCAACGAGTTGACGGTAATCAGTTCTTCATATTCTATCGGAACAAGGAAAACG